CATTTGCTTTGACGGGGCGTTATCTTCAATCACCTTCACATCTTCTATCGTCAGCCCAACCCAAGGCTTCTCCAACTTAGCCAGTCGGTCACCCAACTCGCGTATCAGCGTCCGAGCAATTGCCAGTTCGTCAGACAGTCTTAGGTAGTCATCCATTGAGATAGACATAAAAGGCACATGGGGCTTCATGTTTCGGATGTACTCCTTTTTGATGCGGGACTCCATCTCTATGCGGTTGAATTCTTCATCTTCTGCTGTCATGCTTCCCTCGCCTTCATCATTGCGTCTGCAAGCCAATATGCATCATTTGCTATGACATTGGCTGGAGTATCTTCGTAATCTGGTCTGCTGTTCATTGACTGCATAGCCATTGCCGCAAAGTAGTCACGCAGTGACATGCCATTGAACTTCTCGTTCTCTTGCGTATAAATAATCTCAAGTGGAAATGCTGGTGCTGGTATATCACTCATGCTGCCTCCTTAAACCTGTTGTTTAAATTGCCAACCCAGAAACCTGCTGCGTTTAAACCCATCTTCTTTGCCAGCATTTCTTCCTCCGTCATGCAACGGCGTTCTTTAGCTCCGTGTTCTCCAATACGGTGTTTATCAAACGCAAAGGTACTGTTGAAATACCTATGACATGTTGGGCATTGATTCCTGTCTGCGGAATTCAGAGTTAATCTGTTATCCATTTTTTACCTCCAGTATCTTGGCGTTTAGAAGATCCATCTCCATCAACTCAGCAAATGAACTACCCGATGGGAATCTCATCTGTGATGCCTTGTTCTTCTTGATGATGTTAATGCTTTCCTCTATCCCCGCATTAAACCCTGCGTTGTATGGATCTCCCTCGTCAGACATCCGTGCATTGAGTGCTTCACGGATAACCTGAGACATGGTGATCTTCTTTTTCTTAGCGAACTTCTGTAGCCTTGTTATGCTGTCCGGTTCAAGGTACGTCATAAACGGCTTCACTTTAGAAGGGATCATTGTTTAAACTCCATTGTTCATATTCTTTTACTAGGTCGTCAAAGGCCATCTGTGCCATGCTGTTGCCATGCAACTCCGTTCTGGAGGCAATACCACAGCGTTTACACATTGATGCCACAGCATCGTCCTCAGAGTTTGCTTCTACAAAATCTTGGAACATTGGCAGTCGGCAAAGCATTCCCGCCTTGGATACCCTGTTAACGTATGGCGTGGGAGACTCGTCATCTTGGATGCGAACCAACGCACAACCATATCTAGACCCAACGAAATCCCGCAGTAACTCCTCTGGGATCTCGTCAGGGTGGATAGAGACAGTCAGGACGTAACCCGTCCTGTCCTGTTTCAAAGCAACTTTACGGGCTTCAAACTGTAGCGCCATGATTAGTGCGACGTAAGTTAAGTTGCCACTCAAGGAAGTCGATCACGGCTTTGTAACCAACAATCTGATGCTCAAGGTTTTTAACCCTTGCGTTTAATTGTTCGTATGTAAAAGGCATCCTGTCAATAGGTTTTTCCACAGGAGCCTCAAACCACTTCTTCTTGACCTTCAAAACCTTTGGTTCAGCCTTCTTCACAATAGCTTTCTTTCTATACGTGCGTGGTGGTTGAGTCTCCTTCTTCATGGCGTACTTAACCTGATACACATTAGTCAATGTTGCATCGCATGCCTTTGCAACTTCTTTGGCGGTTGCATTGGGATTAACATTTAAACATGCACGAATGCGCTGGGCTTTGGTAGCTGTCTTCTCTTTGATTGTCTTCATACTGGCTCCTTAAAATGGGATTTCTTCGTCAGGTAAATCATTGATAGGTGCGTTCTGTGTCGCATCCTTTGACTTGGGAACAAAACGGTCGATGGTGATAGAGAGGTAGGTCTTACCGCTCTTGGCTTGGCGCTTCCAACCGCCTAATTTGAAGATGTGCAAGCCATCCTCAACACGCACGTTAGTCGTGAGATCCTTTAGGTTGATAGCAATCTCACCGAAATAGTCGGGTGACTTTTCGTGCATCTTGCTTGTGGTTGCGTGGAGGTTGCCTGAGTCGGCACGGGGTTTAAACTGTTCCATGATTTAGTCTTTCTTAAAGTTAGCTTTGGCCTCTGTGAAACGTGCAAGCACGGTCGTGTAGAGGGTTTTATCGAATGCCTTCAATGTCTCAAGTTGAGGATGGTTGGCTTTCCAATATGATTTCAGTGCGTCTTCATTCTCACAAATGCCAACGAACTGGATCATTGAGTCAGCAAACAATTGCATGTTCGCTGTATCTACCTCAACCTCTGCGGTTGCTGTAGGTGTTTCTATCTTGACGATCTTCTTAGGCGCAGGTGCTTGCTCAGGCTCTTCCACGCTATCGATCATCGGCAAATCCTCTCCCGCATATATATATGCCCCGAGTCCATGTAGCGCCAGTGTCTTCGTCATACATCGCATGATGGCGGTGTTAACGTTAAAACTGTCGATCTTGGTAACAATTTCCTTGCCGTACTTGTTAACCGTGGTAATACCCTCAATGGTGATCGGCTTGTTGTAGGAATCCATCACAGGCAACATGCAAGTCCTTGGATTGCCAAACATGGTGACGGTCACCCAAACCATAGCCGTGCCGTTCACTTCCATGTACGGTTTGCCATCGAATAACTGAACATCAAAGGTGGCACTAGGGTCAGCCTTTAGCGCCTCTTGCCATGCCCATACCCAAGACAGGTAGGTAAGACCATTCTTCTTTTCCGTGTGGTCATTGACGTTAATCTTCAGTAAATCAAGCGGGGACATTGATCTCTCCTTGATACTGTTCGCACCACTGGGCAACTCCGCAGAAGTTTCCGGTGCAACGCTTGGGTTCTCCAAGTCTCGTTTCGACATAGCCTTTCTCCTTCAAAGATAGTTCATTGGCTTCTTCTATTGATTTAAACACTCGGATAGCAGTCTTGCGTCCTTCGCGCTTTACAGCGTAGGTGGTCTCTGATTGCCACCTGTCTTGATCGGAGCAAGGCGGTAATTCCTCTCCGAAATCGGCAGACACCTTGGCATTGCGGTGCAACTCCAAACGCTCCCGCACGTAAGCCTCAGTCTTGACCGAGTCCCACATTGGGATATCTACCATGTGGATTGGGCTATTGGGATAGCCTTCTTTTGTTTCATGCCGATTGAAGTCACGCACCAAGGCACAAATCTGTAGACCCACCACCTTCTTGCGCTTGACTACCTCAACCAACCATTTATAGACATTTAACTGCTCTTGCCATTCTTCCTTCTCTTGCATCACAGCCCACGCTGAGGTGAACTTGTAGTCAATGATGACCACACCCCCCTCGGTATCGTGCTGTAGGTCAATGGCACCGCTGATGGTGACCCCGTCTACCTCATGGAACAGACGCTCTTCCATCGTCCACCCCTCTGTATCCCCTCTCTCCATGACTACGTGCAAGGCAGAACCAAGCATGCTCCACAGCATGTCTGATACATCTTGTTCTATGTTTTCGTTGTACTGTTCCCGTAACCTTTTAATTTTCGGGGGTGACATTAATTCTGTTACGCTATAGGAAGACTTGCCCTTGCTGTAGTATTCTCTAGTGGCAAGTGTTACCAGTGGGGCTGGAACACCGTGTTTGTTTGTGATGATCAAATTTTCTCTCCAAGGTTTTTATGATGAAACATTATGATAGTGCTATTGTGGATGAATTGCAAGTGCTTTCATTATTTATTTTAGGTGAGCCTGCAAGTAAAGCAAATTCCCGTCGGGTTGTTAAGTTTGGGAACATGTCTAGACTGATCAAGTCTCAGAAGGCGCTTAACTACTCTGATGCGTTCCGTCTTCAGTGTCCGCCACTGGCTAAGTTAATGACTGGTGATCTAAGGGTAAGTATGCGTATCTTTTACGCAACAAGGCGACCCGACTTGGATGAGAGTTTGATCCTAGACCTGATGCAAGGGTTGGTATATGAGAATGATCGTCAGGTAAAAGAACGCCACACGTACTGGGGGCTAGACGCAGAGAACCCTAGATCAGAGATCATCATCGAACAGATACCCGAAGTGGTAGCCAAAAAAAAGCCCCGAACTAAGCGGGGCTGAAGGAGAGAGACAACTGCGCTTCCTGCAAGCCCAGTGTCTGTAGTTTAAACCATTCCGCCGCCAGCAGCAAGCTCATCTGGTGAGCTTCCCGGATTTCCCGGATTGCACGTTTAAACGTAGAAGGGAATCCGGGAACAGGCCATCCCCGGCAAGCGTTACAAGCGTTACAAACGTTGCACTCTCACATCGTGAAACGACTTTCTCTTTTAAAATCAACAACTTACTGTTTTCTTGGCGCAAAACACCCCGCTTACTGGCCCTAGTAATAAGAAGCGGCAGTAAGTACTTTCTACTGTTTAAACGCATATACCGCAAAGGGGGGGGGTTTGCGGTAGGAAACGCTAGTGCCTCTTCACGGAGACCCAACCGTAGCAATCGTAGCAACCGTAGCAAAACTCTGTTTTCATGTCCTACATGTCCTACATGTCCTAAACATAGCGTTTAAACGCGCATGTAGATGTGAACTCTATATATAGACTTCACCCTCCCCGATGGAGGCGCTAGTGTCTCCTCATGGAGACCCGCCGAGACGTACCTATACCCGCCGAGACGTACCCGCCGAGACGTACCTTTAAATATTTCTTGGAACCCCTTGACATGCTATGAAATACTGTGTTTATAATAGAACCGTTGTCGTCGTAGTCAACACCTTAAAGCCATTTACACATGCCTCGCCCCGTCTACGGGGAACTACGACGGGGCAGTTGTAAGTGGCTTTTTTATTGCCTACGCACAGCCGTACTCCAAACGTTATTAAGAGTTCAGCCTGACTGCGTGGAATAAAAGGGCTACACGGTACGTCTAAGACTAGGGGGCAGTTCCCGAACAATCCGTGCGACTGGTCGAATCATCAAGTCGAGGGGCTTAACGAAAGTTAGCATGATGATGCCGTAGGCGGTGAAACACCTTCTCCTTCCGTCTCCACGTCCGTGGGGTAGGGGGGTCTTTGGGTGAAAATTATTAAAGCCCCACCAAGGGGCGTTTAGAAAGGAGAGAAGGCAAATGTATGGGTACTACCGATCAGGAAAAAAGATCATGGGTATCAGGGAAATCCTCTTAGTTCATCTAATGAAGGACGATCACAATGCGTACTGCAACGTTCCCAAGAAATTAACCCTTAGTGGGTTTGGCATGGGGAAGTATGTATGTAGGGGTTGCAAGATAGAGAAGAAGAGATTAGAAAAAATAGAAAGAAAAAAAGTGAAGTTGGAGTATGAAATCAAGTTCACCGCATCAATGTTTTAACAGAGGAGAGAGATGATAATAAGTATGACTCCGTCAGAAACTGCCATAGCGCAGGTATTGGCGGTGATGCGTAACACCAACGCACGACACAACAACGTTACCGATAAGCAAGTGAGTAAGCAAAGCCCTATAGAGATAGACAGGGACGGTGTCCTGTCTGAGATGGCTTTCGGTAAAGCCTTCAATCTGTATCCTGACCTAGCCGTGAAGTCAACAAGAAGCGGGGTTGACCTCGTCGGCAAGAACGGCAACAGGATAGATGTCAAGTCCACCCGATACAAGGCGGGGCGGTTGATTATCCATATAGACAAACCCTTAGATGAGGTAGATATCTACGCACTTGCGATCGTGGATGGCGATAATGTAGACCTCGTCGGGTACATCAAAGCCACAGACGCAATGAAAAAAGAAAACATCAAAGACCTTGGGTACGGCGATGTTTACGTTATCGAACAAGACGCACTAATTAAATTTAAGGATGCCCCATGACTAGAGACTTCAAACAAGAATACAAGACGCAAGTTAAACGGGGTGAGTTACCCGACCGAATGGAACGCCAGCGGGCTAGGCGAAAGCTGGACGCAGAAGGTGTAAACAGGAAAGGCAAAGACGTAGCCCACGTCAAAGCATTGAGCAAAGGAGGCTCTAACGCTACTGGCATCAAATTGCAAGCCCCATCGAAGAACCGTTCATTTAAACGTAATTCCGATGGGAGCATGAAATGACCCGACACGAAATAGCAGAAGTCTACGGGGAAGAACTCCTATTCATTGACCCCGAAA